TGACGGCTTAGTTCGCCGGCGAGAGGCGGAAGCTTTATTGTTTAAAGGCGAAGCTTGGGAAAATGTCTGAGCTCGCTCTAAAAGATTTTGATATTTTATCTGAATCAGAAAAAAATGAAGCGCTCGCCCTTTTAAACAAATATGAGCAGATAGAAAAATCTGAATCCTGCCAAAAGGATTTTACCGCCTTTGTTAAGCACATGTGGCCCGATTTTATTGAGGGCAGGCACCATAAAATTATTGCTGAAAAATTCAATAAAATCGCTCAGGGCAAGCTCAAGCGGTTGATTGTCTGTTTACCGCCGCGCCATTCTAAAAGTGAATTTGCGTCTACCTACCTACCAGCTTGGATGATGGGGCTGCGTGGCGATTTAAAAATAATTCAAACCACGCATACAGCAGAGCTGGCGGTTCGATTTGGGCGCCGTGTGCGAAATATAATTGACTCCGAAGATTATCAAGAAATTTTCCCGAATGTTAAGTTGCAGGCAGACAACAAGTCGGCGGGCCGTTGGACGACAAACGAGGGTGGCGAATCATTTTATGCGGGCGTTGGTGGCGCCATCACTGGCAGGGGCGCGGATCTCTTGATTATTGATGATCCACACAGTGAGCAGGATGCGATGTCGCCAACATCCATGGAATCTGCTTACGAATGGTATACCTCCGGTCCTCGGCAGCGGTTACAGCCGGGCGGCATTATCGTTATTGTTATGACCCGGTGGAGCACCAAGGATCTGGTTGGCAAGGTTTTAAAAAAACAAGGCGATGAGCATGCAGATCAATGGGAGGTGGTTGAATTCCCTGCGATTATGCCAGAGTCAGAAGATCCTTTATGGCCAGAGTTTTGGAAGAAATCTGAGCTTTTGAGCGTTAAAGCGTCTTTGCCGGTCTCTAAGTGGAATTCTCAGTGGTTGCAGAATCCTACCGCCGAAGAGGGGGCAATCGTCAAGCGGGAATGGTGGAGCAAGTGGGAAAAAGAAGATATCCCAGATTATTCTTACATTATTCAATCCTATGACACCGCCTTCAGCAAGAAAGAAACTGCCGACTATTCAGCCATCACGACTTGGGCAGTTTTCCGCCCATTTATCGATGGGCCAGACGCGATTATCTTGCTTGATGCCAAACGTGCCCGCGTAGACTTTCCAGAATTGAAGAAAATAGCTTATGATGAGTATCTGTATTGGAAGCCAGATTGCATATTGATTGAGGCAAAGGCGAGTGGCACGCCGCTGACGCATGAATTGCGCAGGATGGGCATTCCCGTCACAGCCTATACGCCGTCACGGGGGCAGGATAAGATAGCGAGGATGAATTCCGTTGCGCCGCTTTTCGAGTCAGGCATGGTTTGGTGCCCTGAAGAAACTTTTGCAGAGGAAGTAGTCGAGGAGATGGCTTCGTTTCCCTTCGGGGAACACGACGACTACTGCGATTCGTCTACGATGGCGTTGATGCGTTTTAGACAGGGCGGATTTTTGACGCTTGAAGATGACTATGTTGAAGAGGCTCGCTTTTTAAACAAAAACAGACAGGTGTATTACTGATGGCGACTGAAAGAATACTTGGCACAGAAGACGATCCAGACATATTACCGCTCTCTCGGGCTGTTGATGTGACGCCAGAACCGAGTCGGGAAGATGATATTCGTAACGCTGCGAAGATCCTCGTTAACGAAGAAAAAATATTAATTGACGAAGAAATTGATGCGCCAGAGATTGAAGAAGAGTCTTTCCCGTTTGACGCAAATCTTGCGGAAATATTAGAAGAAAGTGACCTTAGAATCTTAGCCGGTGATGTTCTCGCATCTATCAAGGCCGATAAAGAAAGTCGCTCTGAGTGGGAAAAAACGTATGTCGATGGCCTCAAATATCTTGGCATGAAGTTCGACGAAACCCGATCACAGCCGTTTGAGGGCTCTTCTGGCGTTATTCATCCCATCCTCGCTGAAGCTGTTACTCAATTTCAGGCGCAGGCTTATAAAGAATTATTACCGGCAAAAGGCCCGGTTAAGACTGAAATAATGGGGGACCGAGGCGTTGAGGTTGAGATGCAGGCCGAGCGAATCCAAGATTTTATGAATTTTTACATTATGAATGTGATGAAAGAATATGATCCTGAACTCGATATGCTGCTGTTTTATTTGCCCTTGGCTGGTTCTGCATTCAAAAAAGTCTATTTTGATAACGCTTTAAACCGTGCCGCCAGTAAATTCATAGCGCCAGAAGATCTTATTGTTCCCTATGAAAGCGCCGATATTTTTTCTGCTGAGCGCGTGACGCATGTCATTACGATGTCTAAAAATGAGATTCGTAAACAACAATTGAGCGGATTTTACAAAGATATAGAGTTGAAAGGTGACGGCTACAGCTACAGTCGCGATGATATTCAAGAAGAAATTGACGAGATTGAAGGACAAAGCCCAAGCTACCAAGAAAACAGAGACCGGATTGTTTACGAAGTTCATACAATCTTGGATCTTCCCGGTTATGAAGATTTGGGCGAGGACCGCAAGCCTACTGACCTCAAGCTTCCGTACATTGTTACCATCGATGAGCAGTCACAAAAAGTGCTTTCTATTCGTAGAAATTATGCTGAGCAAGACCCGGATAAGCAAAAAATTAACTACTTCGTTCAGTATAAGTTTCTGCCCGGTCTCGGGTTTTATGGGCTTGGGTTAAGCCATATGATTGGTGGTTTAGCGAAAGCGTCAACCTCGATTCTTCGTCAGTTGATTGATGCCGGCACGATTGCAAACCTGCCTGCTGGCTTCAAGGCGCGAGGGATGCGTATTAGAGATGAGGATGAGCCGTTACAGCCGGGTGAATTCAGAGATATCGACACTACCGGTGGTTCTCTTCGGGACAATTTAATCCCGCTCCCAGTCAAGGAGCCCAGCAGCGTCTTAATGCAGTTGCTGGGAATGTTGGTCGAGTCAGGTAAGAGATTTGCCTCGATAGCAGATATGAATGTTGGTGACATGAACCAAGCGATGCCGGTTGGCACAACTGTAGCTTTGTTGGAACGTGGCACTAAGGTTATGTCAGCAATCCATAAAAGATTGCATTATGCGCAGAGAGTTGAATTTCAAATTCTTGCCAGAGTTTTTTCTGAATATCTGCCGCCCTCATATCCGTATCAAACCGGCAGCGGGCCGCAGGAAATTAAGCAGGCTGACTTTGATGGCCGGGTCGATGTAATACCGGTTTCTGACCCGAATATTTTCAGCCAATCGCAGCGGATAACGATGGCGCAAGAGTTGATGAATTTGGTGCAATCAAATCCTGAGATTCATGGTCCTCAAGGCACATATGAGGCTTATCGGCGAATGTACGCGGCTCTTGGCGTTGACAATATAGAAAGCCTTTTGCAGCCGCCACCACAACCAGAGCCGCCTATGCCTGTTGATGCGGGTATTGAAAACTCTGGACTGATGATCGGCCAGCCGCAACAAGCGTTCGAGCCTCAAAATCATCAAGCGCATATTGATGCCCATCGATCTTTGTTTTTGACCGAGGTGATTAAAACTACACCGCAGCTCCAATCGCTGATTATTGCTCACATGATGCAGCATCTCCAGTTTCTAGCAGGCCAAATGGCGCAACAGCAGATTCCGCCAGAGGTTCAACAGCAGGTCCAGCAAATGCAGGCTCAGATGCAGCAGATGCCTCCAGAGGAGCAGCCGCAAGTTGCCGCGCAGACGCAGATGATTGTTGAAAGTTTTTCTGCGCCGATCATGGCTGAAATGGCGCAGGAACTCTTAATATCAATTGGTCAGGGGAATGAAGAAGACCCGCTGGTTCAGATACGCCAGCAAGAGCTTGAGTTGCGCGATAAAGAAATTGATATCGATCAAAATCAATTTGTAGAAAAACAGGCTCAAAAAGGGCAAGATAAATTGCTCGAAAATGAAATTGCAAAGCAGCGCATAGGTGTGCAAAAAGATATTGCAGATGATAAGCTGGATATTGCTCGAGAAAGGCTTGAGCAGCAGGCCAACTTAAAGCTCTTAGAGATGCAGCAGAAGTTCGGGAGACGTTAAATGACAACAAATTATATTATAAAAAGACAGCAAGATTTGCGTGACCATAAAAAACTTATGCGCGAAGCTGAGGTTAAAGAATTTGAGCGCCGTGAAGAAGAAAAAGAATTAAGGCGAGCAGCAAGTGACGCAAGGATTGCCGCCAAGCACGCGATAGTGTCGGGAGATCCTGCGCCACAGCCGGCGCCTGTCAAGGTTACGATCTCGCCGCCATTAGAAGTTTTAACTGAGCCTGTCGAGAAGAAAGAAAAAAAAGGTACGTCAAAGAAGAAGGCTAAGGCTAAAAAATCATCTAAAGCAAGGAGATAATGATGCCCCTCCAAAAAGGCAAAAGCCAAAAAACTGTTTCAAAAAATATTAAGACACTTAAAAGTGAAGGCAAGCCTCAAAAGCAAGCTGTCGCCATTGCCATAAAAACCGCCACGGGTATGAATAAAGGTCAGCTAAGAGTCAAAGTCAAAAAAATGCGAACGCGAGGAACTGGCGCCGCAACTAAAGGTTTAGATTTTTATCAAAGGGTTTAAATGGACGATATCGATTTAGCGTCGTCGATTAAAAGAATGGTCGAGGATCGGCGCGAGCTTATTAGAGAAATCATGATGGATGGGTTGCTCAAAGATATAGAACACTACAAGAGTTTGCAAGGAGAGCTAATTGCGTTAAACTTGGTTGATCAAACAATTAAGGACTTCTTCAAAGATGACAAACGTGATTAAACCAAGTGTAGAGGCCGCTTATGTGGCAGAAGCAGAACGGGTGCTTGATCCGACGCTGCTTGAAAAAAGCGCGATTGAAAGAATGCCGACGCCATCAGGTTGGCGGTTATTGGTATTGCCCTATAAGGGTAAGGGCACGACAAAGGGTGGAATTCATTTAACCCGAGATACGCTGGATCAACAGGCGTTGGCGACTGTAGTTGCTTATGTCATCAAAATGGGGCCCCTGTGTTTCAATGATAAGGCTAAATATGGTGACGTTCCATGGTGCCAAGAAAAAGAGTGGGTCTTAATCGGGCGATATGCCGGCGCCCGGTTTAAGCTTGAAGAGGGTGACGAGGTGAGAATTATCAATGACGATGAGATCATTGGTAAAATTTTAGACCCTGACGACATAGTGAGCTACCGATGATAGAAAATTCAAATAGTGAAGCTAAAGAAGATTTAATTGAAGACGTTGAGGTTCAAATTATTGAAGATCCGCCTGAAGGTGAGAGCGAAGGCGAAAGCGTAAAAACCGATGATGAATTAGAAAATTATACTAAATCAGTCAGCAAGAGGATCAACAAGTTAAACCAGAAAACTCGAGAAGCTGAGGAGCGCGCTCAATATTTGGAACAGGTCACGGCGCAAAAAGACCAAGAACTTGAGATGTATCGTCAGCATTCTGCCCTTCAGGCTGAGACAGTGCTTGTCAAGGAAGAGGAAGCATTATCCTCTAAATCTGCTCAGGTTGATGATGTTTATAAGAAAGCGGTTCAGTCAGGCGATGCGGATTTGATGAGTAAAGCCGACAGTCTGAAAAATGATATTGCGATTCAGAAGGAAAAGCTGCGCATAGCAAAGTCGAGGCAAGAAGCTCAGAAAGCTCAAGAACCTTCGCAGCAAGAAAATTATAGGCAACATGATGCGCGCCAGCAAAGCCAGCCAGTTGAGCAAGAAATCAAACCTACCAGAGAAGCGATGGGTTGGCACGAAAAAAATTCTTGGTATGGTGATGGTGAAAATGAAGAAAATTTGCAGGCTACGCAGTTTGCCTACTTCACGCATTTTAATTTAATCAATGAGGGCTTTGAGCCAGATTCAGATGAATATTACGAAGCGCTGGACTCCAGAGTTTTTAAAGTATATCCTGATCTTGAAACTGATCAAGAATCTGTCGAATCAAACAGGAAGCGGCCCGCCGTGCAAAGAGTCGCTTCCGCCTCCCCAGCCGGGGCAGGTCGGCAAAAAACACGAGACAAGCAGCGAGGTGTTTCTTTTAACAAGTCAGAGGTTGAAAGGCTCCGTGGTCTAAAGCCGCACAATATGTCCGAGGAAGCTTGGCTTAAACGGGTGGCGATAGAGAAGCAGAAAATTGCTCAAAGGGAGGCATCATAAAGTGACAGAAAATAAAGCAGCAGTTCGCTCATCGCGTGAAAGCGGAGCGCACGATAAACAAGCTCGAAGACAACCGTGGCGACCAGTTCGGAAACTGGAAACTCCTCCGCCTCCACCAGGTTTTACTTACAGGTGGATTAGGGAGAGTATGTTAGGTACTGAAGATAGGGCGAATGTCAGCAGACGTTTGCGCGAAGGATGGGAGCTTGTAAAAGGTTCTGACCTTCCCCCAGAATGGCAGTTACCTACTATGGATAGTGGACGACACGCTGGCGTCATTTATAATGAAGGACTCTTGTTGGCGATAATACCGACTGAAACGGTAGATGAGCGAAATACCTATTATGAAGGTAAAGCTCGAGAAGCAAGCGATGCCTTGGACAATAGCATGTTCAATGAATCACATGCCG